TGACCACCTTCTGTAGCTCCCATATTATTTCATATTTACTTTTTCAAACACTTGAAGAAATAGTTGTCTATCAAGTTATAGGTGAAGTACCTGATGCTAGATGGTTACATAAGGAAAAGTTTCTTCAAGTGTTTGAAAAAGTAAATATGAAATAATATGGGAGCTACAGAAGGTGGTCATGTATTCATTGAAGGTGATAATGATCCTGTATGGTGGATTATACTTGCTATATTTCTATTACTAAGTTTTGGTTATTATATGACAATGACATGATACAGTTTAGACATGGAGATATACGTTCCGAAATAACACATGAAGATATTAGAATTATACGTGAATATTTAGTTAATATCGAACATGGTATTATAGGAACTACAAGAGAGGAACTTCTAGATACAGTCAGAGAATGTCGAGCATTACATATTGACAAAGTTGACGAAGCAACTAGAAAGAAGTTAGGAGTTAAATTAGCAGGTGAGATATGAAGTTAGACCCTAAGAAAACATTACGTCAGCAACAGTTCATTGATAAATGGGTAGGTAATAATGCTAGAGGTAGTTTAGAAGCCTGTACAGGTTTTGGTAAAAGCTATGTTGGTGTTATGGCTGGTCGTTTATGTAATGAACGTCATGCTGATGCAGAGATTCATATTGTAGTACCAAGTAAGTATCTTAAAGATAAGTGGACAGTAGATATTATTCAACAAGACCTTAAGAAAGTAAAAGTCTTTGTAGTCAATACGTATGTAAAAGAATACAGAGAGTGTGCACTTCTTATACTTGATGAAATACATAACTATGCTGCTCATACTTTCCGTAAGATATTTGATATATGTAAGTATAACTGGATACTTGGTCTTACTGCAACTATGGAAAGACAAGATGGTAATCATGACTTACTTACTCAACGTGCGCCTATATTAGATACTATTTCTCTTATAGAAGCAGAGAAAGAAGGATTTGTAGCTAAACATAGTATATATAATCTTGCTATCGGACTTAATGAACAAGATCAAGAAGAGTATAAGAAGATAGACGATACATTCAAATCAAAGTTTAAAAAGTTTAACTTTGATTTTGAACTTGCTATGTGTATGGGTATTGGACATGGTACACGTAAAAAGATACACAACTCCGATATTATGGGAGCTAACGGTGTATGGCGTACCGGTGCAGAGTGGAGAAAGTGGTATTGTGAACTTATGAATGGAGATTCTACAGATGAGGAAGACCCATATCATCCTAAAACCCTACAAAAAGATGCTAATCTTTGGGGATGGGCGATGCGAGAACGTAAGAAGTTCATATACACTGCTGAAACTAAGCTTAATGTAGCACTGGATATTATACATAGATTTCCGGATAAGAAAATTATCACATTTGCACAAGAAATTGACTTTGTTGATAAACTTACAGAAGAACTGCGTAAAAGAGGTATACGTGCACGAGCCTACCATTCAAAAGTTGGTGGTAAGAAAGTGAAACGTGAAACTTTAGACTTATTTAATAAAGGTAGGATTACTGTATTAAATACAGCTAAAGCTCTTGATGAAGGTTTTGATGTTAAGGATATAGATATGAGTATCCAGTTGTCATATACTTCTACGAAACGACAGAATATACAGAGAGCTGGTAGAACTGTACGTTACAAAGAAGGTAAGAGTGCTATCATTGTTAATGTATATCTCAAAGGTACACAAGAAGAACGATGGTTAGCTAATAAACAGAAAGGTCAAAAGCCTGCTATTAGAATTGATAAAGTTGAAGAGATACCGATGTTATGATAGAGTTATTTAATAGTTTTGAACGATATGCTAAGTTCTTATTCGATAAGGAGTTAGATGCACACGAGTTTTTATTGTTAATGATTCTTTACAAAAAGAATTATAACTTGCTTGAGGAGTTCAAGAGTAAGTACTCTATTACATTATTTCCTGATAAGAGTGTAGATCAAGTAAATGCACAGATTATTGATGGTCTTGTTAACAAAGGTTTTCTCTTAGACTTTAATGAAGTTAAAAATGGTAAGAAGTACTATCTTGCAGAGAACTTTGTTGTAACTGATAAGTTTACTGAAGGGTTGTTAATCCCTGATTTAGATGATGCAGCTAGTAAGTTGTTTAAGTTATTCCCATTATTTTGTATATTTAAAGGTAATAAAAGACCTGCTAGAAATGTAGGTCTTGATGAATTACCTGATTTATTACATAAAGTTATAGGCGATAGTCAAGAAGAGTATGATACTATCATTAGAAAGCTAACAGCTTATAAGAAAAGACATCCGAACGGTATCAGTTGTACATTACGCACGTTTTTATTGAAGAGGTGGTGGGACTTGTTACCTGAACCTGGAGAAGAAACAGATGATGATGATGAACGTAAAACTGGAGATATTGGTATAAGGAATGTTTGATGATGTAATAAAAGAGATAGATCGTGGTAGAGGTGGTAGTAATGTTGGTTTAGATACAGGACTATCACCAATCAATAAGTACTTATCAGGAGTACAAAGAAAGAACTATTATCTAGTCGGTGGTAATACTGGTACTGGTAAATGCTTAGGTAAAGGTACTAAAATTATCATGTTTGATGGTAGTTTTAAGAATGTAGAAGATATAGTTGTTGGTGATAAACTAATGGGTGTAGATTCAACTCCTAGAACTGTTACTTCTACAACTAGAGGTAGAGAAATGATGTACTTTATTCGACAGAATAAAGGTCATACTTATAGAGTAAATGAATCGCACATATTATCATTTAAACAATCGTATGGTAAAGATAAAGGTGCTATAATTAATAAACCATTAAGAACTGTATTACATTTTAAAGAAAGTTATCCTACTTTCTTTCATAAATTTAAAGGTTGGAAAACAGATGTAGATTTTCCAACTAAAGATTTATTATGTGATCCGTATTTAATAGGTTTATGGTTAGGTGATGGTAGTTCATCTAAGACTACTATATATAGTGCTGATAAAGAAGTTAAAGAATATTTATTATCTTTAAGAGGTGCTCATGTATTAGATAAAGAAACTAAGAATGATTTACAAACTATTAGTCTTACTACTAGAATAGATCATTGGTTTAATGATATATTGAAGCATTATAATTTAAAGAATAATAAACATATTCCAAATGATTTTCTTTATAATAATAGAGAAAATAGATATAAACTTCTAGCAGGTTTAATTGATAGCGATGGTTATTTAGATACGTCCAATAATGTATGTTATGAAATAACTCAGAAAAATGAAGAGTTTGCAGAACAAATTGCTTATCTTGCAAGGTCGCTTGGTTTCTATGTATCTGTAACTAGGAAAGATAGTACAGTTGATGGTATGCCTTATAGTTGTTATAGAGTATATATTAGTGGTTATACTACTAAAATACCTGTAAAAATAGAAAGAAAAAAAGCACAACAATCAACTAGAAATAGTAATCCTTTAGTTACTGGTATTAGAATAGAACCTGACAAAATTGATGATTATTATGGGTTTACATTAGAAGAAGGTAAAGATAAGTTATTTCTTCTTGAAGATTTTACTGTAACTCATAATACTGCGTTTGTCGATCAAGTATTTGTAAATAAACCATACGAGTATATAGTAGATGCTAAACGTCCACCTGATAAGAGTAAGGTTCAAGAAGCTATACGTGAAAATATAGCTGACATAAAACTTAGGATATTCTACTTCTCTTTTGAGATAGATAGAACACGTAAGTTAGGTAAGTGGATTTCTTATTGGTTGTATCAACATCACGGTCTTATAATTAGTCCAAGAGAAATATTTTCTAAGGAGAAGAAGTTAGGTGATGACATCTATAAGAAGATAAAGTCTGCAAGGCTTTACTTTGATAAGATGTTAGAGCACGTCGAACTTAGAGATATGAAGCTACACCCTACTGGTGTATATACTACTGTTAAAAACTATTGCAATCCTCTAGGTAAGTGGGTAGAACGTGAAGAGATAGACCCTTATACTAAAGAAGTACATAAGTATAAGACGTTTATTTGGGACGATCCTAACTATTGGATTATTGTAGTAGTAGATCATATAGGTTTACTTAAAGCAGAACAGAATAAAAAGACTGGTGAGTTTGCTACATCAAAGAAAGCACGTATAGATAAGCTATCGTCTTATGCGATAGATTTACGTAATGACTATGGTTGTAGTGTTGTACTAGTTAGTCAGTTCAATAGAGAACTTGGTGATATACAGCGTCAAAGATTTACAGAATTAAAAGTTCAATTAGAGGACTTTAAAGATTCAGGTAACACTCAAGAAGATGCTGATATAGTAATGGCTTTATTTAACCCTAGTAGATATAACATGGGTGAATATCGTGGTTATAACCTGAACAATAAATATGTCGATGGTAAGTTTAGAGCTGTTGACGTTATCAAAAATAGAGATGGTTATGACGACTTGTCGTTTGGTACTAGATTTATGGGAGAGAATGGTAGTTTCTTGTACATTCCACCAGCTGATCGTCTAGTACAAGGAGATTATAAAAGATACTTTGATTATTAACAAAACATTATGGCAAAAACAATAGGCATATTTGGTCCAAGTGGTGACGGTAAAACCACATCTATTATAGTTCCACCTAGCGGTGAATTACCTTCTAAAGATGATCCTCAAATCTTTGAAAAGCTACTAGCTTTAAAAGGTCAAGGTATGAAAGCAGAAGAAACCGTTATTGTGAATTGTGATGGTAAAGAATTACCTTTCCCGTATGGCAAGTTCGGTTGGAAAGAAGGAGTTAATTTATTTACAAGTACATATGATAAACCTATTACTTCTGAATGGTTACTTGGTAACCCACAGAAAGGTAAGAAGGGCTTGTTAGATAGAGTTAATGAAGGAAAGACAATAAAAAGTATCATTATTGACACTATGAATGGTGCAATGAATGATCGTGAGATGCTAGAAACTAAAAACCTATCTTGGGATTAAATAAATGAACTTTGAACAATTAGAGATTTTAGAAAGGGGTATTATAACCGAAGAGCAAGAGCAGTTGCTTGTAGGTACTATTTTAGGTGATGGTCATCTAAGAAAAGTAGGTAATTCTATACACTTTAGTATAACTCATTCTGCTAAACAAAAAGAATATGTATTTTGGAAATATATGATATTAAGAAGTATATGTAATAAAGCGCCTAGATTTATTGAACGTAAACCTGATAAACGTACAGGTAAACAATACAATGAATATAGTTTTATTACAAAAGCACTCGATGAATTTCATATGTATTATGACCTTATCTATAAAGATGGTAAGAAAGTAATATCAAGAGAAATCATGGAGTTATATTCACCATTATCTTTGGCTGCTCATTACATGGATGATGGTACTATGAATTACAGAAATCCTCTTATAGAAACTCAAGCATATGATGATGAAAGTAGACAAATACTACGTGATAAGCTAGAATCATGGGGTATTAAAACTACTGTTAGAAAACCTGGAGTTATTTGTATTCGTACTAATAGCTTTATACGTTTTAAACAGTTAATTCTATTTTATACACATCCTGATATGCAATATAAATTAGTTCAAAAATAACCACAAGTCCCAATAAAATACTGTGAATTGCTGGAAAACCTAGAAGTAGGCAATCAGCAGCCAAGCTAAGTAGTAATACTTAGAAGGTTCAACGACTAGAACATGGATTCCTACCAATACGGTTGGGGAAGGTAAAGTTCCAAGAGCGCAGTACACTAGAAATAGTGATGATATAGTCTGAACTGTACGTATAACTTAAAGAAGGTACAGAAGTAGAAGATAAAGAACTTCTACGTTAACAAATTGAAGTGGTATGATCTAGCTAAAGATTTCTATGCTCTCTGTGTTAAAGCAAACTCGCTTAGAGCTGATTTAAATATCTACTTATTTGGACACGTTGCTCTACAAACTGATGTAGATGGTAACGAGATGAAGACCTTACTTACTAACGGTAAGAAACTTGAGAAGATCAAGTTAGAGAGTAAGATGCCAATCGTTCTCGTTACAAATGTAACTGGTCTAGGTGGTGATAATGAATACATATTTGAAACACAGAAGAATCGTAGTGTGGCTAAAAGCCCGATAGGTATGTTTAGTGACTTTAAAGTACCTAATTCACTTAGACTTGTGGATGATACAATACGCAAGTATTATAGTCAGTAGTGTTCGATTGCGAACACTGAAAATCTTAGAACTGGTAAATAAATATGGTAATTCGTTTGGATTTCTCATTTATTATTTGTACCTTAGTTCTATAATTAAGTAGTAATATTTTTAATCACTTTTTAAATTTAATTAGTTATGTTAAACTTCCAAGATTTGCAGGTAGTAGAAAAGGCGAACACTAGAAAGTCATCTCCAAGAGGACAAAATTGGAGAGGTCGTTTCAGACAGTTTGAAAGAACTGTTGGTGGTGAAGCTAAGTTAGACCACTTGTTCTATATCTCTAACGCGGTATGGGATGAGCTAAACCTTGAAGAGCTAGGATTGATCCAAGCTAAAGATGGAGATAAGGTTTATCTACTTACTGTTGACAATGAGAAAGCTGTTATCCTTAAGAAAACTTCTAAGGGTGACAAAAATAAGAAGTTCAAAGCAGAGATTTTGTTTAACGACTTAGTTTCAGCAGGAGTTCTTAGCGGAGATGTTATTGGCGATAGCCAATTCTTCGATGTACAATCTGTGGAGATGCCAGGTATTCCTGACTATGTTCACGGTGTGTACGAAGTAATTGCAGTTGATGCACCTGAAGAAGAAGATGGTGACGATACTGACACCGATGGTGGTGATGAAGACGATATGGAATAATCCATATTAGATTCTAAATTCTTATAAGGGTAGCTGTTCTGGCTACCCTTTGTTTTCTATCAATTTTAAATAAACATTATATTATGGGCTTAAAACTTAATGCGTCTGATAAGAAGGTCTTGCAGGGACGAGCGTTTATGACTGGTGTTATTAACTATAGGATTACAGCTATCAATCCTACAAAGGAGGAAGCTGAAAAACTTGGTATTACACTAAGGAGTGAACCTGAATATGTCACTCAAGCAGAAGAAGGTCACGATAAGTTGAGGTTAGACATTTATGTTGAAAGTACCAATTCACCAAGCGTTGTAAAAAGTAAGTTCGCTATATGGCTAGAGAATATCGAGAGAAAAGATCAATCTGGTGCTAAGAGTGAAATTATTAATAACTTCGGAGATACAGCTTGGACTGATGAAGGTGGTAATCTACCTGACTGGTACAACAACGAAGGTGTTAGACCTGCACATCCTGGAGAGGGTACTTTGTACTCATTCTTGAAAGCGTGGGGTAATATGGACCCAGAAGATGAATGTACACTTGATACAGCATTCGATAAATTAGCGGGTGGTGATATTAAGGAGTTACAAACTTATCTTAAAGCTATGCCTAAAAATGAAGTAGCTATTCTTACAGCTGTCAAAGGTGATGATGGTAATTTCTATCAAGAGCTTTGGACTGGTTTCTTTGGAAGACCATCTGCTAAGAATGCAGCTCTTTGGGCTAAGAAAGTAGCTAACCCTTATCCTAAAATTAAGGGTGACTATAATAATAGTCTAGCTATTCAAGAATACGAGATACAATTAGAAGGTGCCGATATTGAAGGTAGTGCGGAAGAAGAGGACGACATGCCGGCGTTCTAATAACTTGATTTATTCAAACTGGTCGTAATTTTTGCGACCAGTTTTTTTATTTGATACATTATACTGTACGTTTCAAGCATTTCGCTTTAAACACCCCTGATTTGCTTAAAATGGTGCTTATAATATGAATATATACGACATTGCAACGAAAGACTTCATTCTAAGTAACCTGACAGAAGAAGATATATTTCATAGGTACTTAGGAATAGTGCCGAAGTTAAACGAGTTCTATACAAACCCCGTTAGAGAAGATCACCAACCAGACTGTAGATTTTATAGAAGTAAGAATACAGGTATGTTAAAGTTCAAGGACTTTGCTATGAAGTGGGACTGGGACTGCTTTAATGTAGTACAGTTTCGTTACAACTGCTCTTTTAAAAAAGCACTTATAATTATTGCTAAAGACTTCGGTCTATTTAAAGGAGTAGCTGATAAAGAACTGGCTGGTATGTATATACCTGATAAAGTACGACCTAAAGTAATAGTCGAGTATCGGGTTAAACGTGGTGAGTTTAGAAAATCAGATTATGATTTTTGGAATCGCTTTGGTATAGATGATATTACACTAAAGAAGTATAACGTATTACCTGCTAAGAAAGTATGGATGATACGTAATGGTATACAAGAGTTAGCTAGTACCTATTCAAGACAGCAACCTTGTTATATGTATCACTTTGGTGGATATAATTACAAGTTCTATTATCCTACAAGAACATTTGCTAGATTCATACATGCTAACGTTAATATTATTCAAGGTTATCAACAACTACCTGCAGAGGGTGAGTATCTTGTTATAACTAAGAGTTTAAAAGATGTGATGTGTATGGACGGTTTTGGCATACCTGCTATTGCACCTATGTCAGAAACTATTACTGATGCGATTGATGCTAAAATGCCTGAACTTAGAAAGAGGTTCAAAAGAATATTTGTCTTGATGGACTGGGATAGAACAGGACAGGTGTATAGTTTGCATATGAGGAAAGTGTGGAATGCAGAGATTCTCTCTTTTAAAAGCAGACAACCGAAAGACTTCTCTGACCATTACGAAGAGTATGGTATGCAGTACATGATAGATTTAATAGAAGATACTAAACAACAATTATATTTATGATTTGGTTAGATCACGCAGTATTAATAAATGGACTAATACAAGTATACGTTTATGATGAAGTTTCTGATAATATTACTTGCATTATCTATTGAAAGAATACATCGGTATTTATATGATAATTGGTTCTATACTTTGGAAGATAAAAGGTATAGAAAGTGGACGTTAAAAGTACATCTTATTAATAAGATATACAATATATTAGCCTTTAAAATATTACCTAAATGGAGAGATGTTCTCATAGATAATTTTGAAAGTGCTGTTAAATTTCAAAGATATAATAAAAGTGTTATAGATGGGAGTTCAGATTGATAGTAAAGAAGAACTGTATTTCTTATGGTATTTAAGAGAGTTATCAGAAGCTGGATATATTAAAGAGATATATTGGCACGAACATACATTCTTATTACTTCCCGAAGTAAAACGAATGTATAAAGGTAAAGATTTAAAACGAGTAAATGATACAAGAAGAAAAGTTATCGACCTTAGTGAAGGGTTCAAACTTGAACAGAAAGAAAAAACTTTCTTGCCTGCACATAGATACACTCCTGAAGCTATCGTTACTTGGAATGACTGTGCAGAAGGAGTTTTCGTCAGCGATTTTGACCAACAAGATGTGGTATTATCAGACAAGATACCGTTTGTTGCACAGCGAAGAACACTTCAAATTGATATTGAACAAAGGACTGAAGGACTAATAAGTATCTTTGAAGTAAAGCCACCTTTTGATAAGCATAACATGACTAGGTTATTTAAGATTAACCGTCAATTTATGTATGCTGTTAATGGTTGGTATATAAACCTGGTCATGGTTAAAGAGTTAATGAAAAATACGTTCACACCTGAACGTTATAAGATGACTGATAAAATGACTAAACAAAGAAAAATTTCATTTAAAACAACAAAATTACAAGACTATGTTCAAAGAAAGAAGTGAGTATCTTGATGTTGATGAAGCTGAATATATAGTGGATGAACGAGCACAAGATGATTATTTTGGTTATGTCGCTATTAGTAATAGTACATTATCATTGATTGAACCAACACAAGGAGGACACCCTGAGAAACTAGCAATGTACTTACGTGGTGATCTAGACTTTGGTGAAGAAACTGATGCTATGAGATTTGGTAGTGTTATACATGATTATCTTGAGAACCCTGCTGATTTCTTAATAGATGATGTAGTTAGACCATCTAAAATGAGTCTTGAGTGGACTGATGCTTTGTTTGATAAAATAGGTATATGTGAAGATATACCTACTGTTATTATGGAAGCAGTTGAAATGAGGGAGTTTCATAAAAGTACTAAGGATATAGAGAAGAGAGCAGACAAGTTTAGAAACGAGTGCCTTGACTACTATAAACTTAAATGTGATGCTACAAATTTCGCTCACGTAGTAACGCTTCAAGAAAAGGAGAAGTTAGAACGCATCATAGCTAATATAGATGCTAATCCTACAGTTAGTAAAATAGTACACTTTAATGAAGATAGTGATAAACAATATCCTGAATCAGAGTATAAGATATATAATGAGAAGGTTATTTTATGTCAATATGGTGATGTACGTTTAAAAGGTAAATTAGATAAGTTAGTATTTCATCTATATGAACTTCATGGTGAGAAAGTTGTTGATATACTTGTAGATGATTGGAAAACTACTGGTGGTGGTCTAGGTAACTTTGCTAATTCATTTAGAAGTTATAGATATTATAGACAAGGTGCTTTGTATGAGTTTCTTGCTATTGTATTTTGTAAACATCTATTTCCCGATAGACAGATAAATAATGTACAAGTTAGATTTGTAGCTCTTGGTACTAATATACCTTACGCTTGTAAACCATTTGTTCCGGAAGATATGTGGTTCAGAGAAGGTTACAAAGAAATAGCAGACAATATAAGTCTATGGTCAGAGACTGTAGAACAAATAGATATGTTTGTTGAGGATAAGAAGCAAGACATTATAGAATGGATACCTAAGTATAATGACCTCGCGAGAAATAGCCTTACTAAAACACTTATCTAATTATATGGGTAGAGACTGGGCAAGACGTTTATATAGGGAGTTTTCTAAACCTTATATGAAGAGGTTGTCCAGTTTTATTACTCAAAGAAGAAAGCAGACTATTGTAAGACCTGATGGTGAAGATGTGTATAAAGCATTGAAGCTAACAGAATGGAAGGATGTAAATGTAGTAATCTTAGGACAAGACCCTTACCCAAGTGCTTACGCAGATGGTCTTGCTTTCTCTTCAGGTATTGGATGGGAGTGTCCTAAATCATTAGAATATATATGGCAAGAAGTTGAGAAGCAATGTTATGATGGTCTTAATGTACACTTACGTACACGTAATGACTTAGATCATGTAGCTGCACAAGGTGTACTGCTACTTAATAGTCGTCTTACAGTAGACGATAAAAACGCTGGAAGTCATGCCGACAAGGGATGGGAGATATTTATACGAAGAATCATTGAGGAACTTAATAAACGTAATGAACCAATACTATGGTGTCTATGGGGTGGTCCTGCTAAAAGATTCCTTCGTTATATAGATAAAACTCATGAGGTTGTAATGGCCGATCATCCTATAGCAGCAGCTTATAGAGGTAAAGACTTCGAGTGGAACAGTAATAATTCATTTTCTAAAATTAATAAATTTTTAACTAAACATGGCAAACACGAAATCGAGTGGTGCGCAAGCAACTACTACTCCTAATAGAGCATTATTTACTTGGTACCAGACTCTTATGAAGATGTCTGATAGAGAAGTATCTTTTAAGTTCGCTAATTGTATCAGACGTAATCTTAAATTGATTACTGAAAGAATAGGTGAAATACAAGAGGAGCTTTACAAGATTGAACAAAGTAAAGAGAATCAGGAATACGAGAAAGAACGTATTGCAATTAATGAGAAGTATTGTAGTAAAGATAAGGATGGTAACCCTATTCTTAAACCAGGTAACAATCCTAATGATCCTTCTGCTCAAGCATATGATATACTTGATAGTAAGAAAGAAGTCTATGATAAAGAACTTGCAGAACTTAAAATTAAGTATAAAAAGTTCTTTGATAAAAAGACTAAAGCTACTGAAAGGTATAATAAAGAGCTTGACAAAGAATGTACGTTTAAATTTGCGACTGTTGATTCAAGATTCTGTGATGGAATTACAGCTAATGAGATCGACATTCTAGAAGGAATGATTAAGTAGTTATGAAAAAGTATGTTGTAATTGACATAGATGGAACGGTGGCTGATGCTAGTCACCGTATTCACCTTATAACTGGTGATGCAAAAAAGAACTGGAAAGAGTTTTTCAAACAAGCAGAGTTTGATGCTCCTCACGTTGATATGATTGATATTATTGAGAATTTACTTCAAGGTGATCCCAGTCTAGACGTTGTATTTTGTACAGGTAGAAGTGATGAAATCAGAGATATAACAATCTCATGGTTAAATGATAAGTTTTGGTCACTTGACTTTGACGAAGATGATGATGAAGATATACTTCTTTTGATGAGAAAAGAAGGAGATTATCGACCTGATACAGAAGTAAAAGTAGAACTTCTTAGTGAAGCTGGTATTACACCTGCAAATACTCTATGTATATTTGAAGATAGAGATGGTGTTGTACAAGTACTTAGAACTAATGGGTTCAGAGTATTGCAAGTAGCAAACGGTAATTTTTAAATTATGATTGGTAGAAAGTTAGTTTATTTAGCAGGTGCTATGAAAGGTCTAACATACGAAGAAGCGAATAAGTGGCGTAAAGAGTTTGCCCTACGTTCTCCAGTATGGTTAGAAACACATAGTCCTATGAGAGGTAAAGAGCTACATATCTTACAAGAACAGAGTGGTGGTGTAATTGGTAACAGTTATCCACATAAGCCTTTATCAACTTGGGAAGGTATTAATACACGTGACTATAATGATGTTAAAACATCAGGTGCTGTTGTAGCTAATCTATTAGATATGAACACTAAAAGTGTTGGTACTATTATGGAGATAGCTTGGGCAGGTTGTATGCAAATACCACGTATTCTTATTGTACCTGAAAACATTAAGGAGGATAACGATAACCCGTATAATCATCCTATGTTATTGTATGGTGCTATATTGGTACATACAGTTGAAGATGCGGTAGATGTAGCTGTATCACTTTTAAGTAACGATAAAGAAAATAAAGAATATTTCGATGGAAAAGCCCGCAATGATTAAAGGTACACACCTAATGATAGACTTGGAGACGTTTGGTACTAAACCAGACGCTCCTATAGTCTCTATTGGTGCAGCTGTATTTGATTTAGAAACAGGAGTATATAAGAAGTTTGAACGACTTATAGACTTAGATAGTGCATTAAAGTATGGTAAACCAAGTGGTTCTACTTTAGAATGGTGGTTTAGACAAGATCAAAAAGCTATATCTAAAACTATTCTTAGTAAAAGTAGAGATCAGTTACCACAAGCTATACTTGATTTACAGGAGTTTATTAAAGAGAACAGTCCTAAAGTAGTTTGGGCTAAATCACCTGCTTTCGATATACGTATATTAGAGAATGCTTTTGATGCAGTAGGTCTAACACTCCCTGTACAATACTGGAAGTGTGCAGATGTTAGAACTATTGAGAAACTAGCACCATCTGTATATAAGCAGGCGATTGCTGAATATGAGAATCAATCTAAAGCAATAGCACATACAGCTTTAGCTGATTGTTATAGACAAGTAGTAGGTATTAAAGCAGTATTTGATCATTTGTTTGCATGATGACTAAAGTTAATTTAATTGGAATAAGTGGTAAGATAGGTAGTGGTAAGGATACTATCGGTCAAATCATTGGTTACTTAAGTTCAACCGTTTCAGATGAGCCTAGTGCAACTGGGCTTACTGAATGGTTGCATAGAGGTGGTTACGAACATAAACGTAACAAATGGGTAATCAAGAAGTTTGCAGATAAGTTAAAAGACATTACTTGTATGTTACTAGGATGTACACGTGCTGAACTTGAAGATAGAGAGTTTAAAGAGACTGAACTTGGTGAAGAGTGGACTAGATACGGTTACGCTGATGGTTTTGATAAACAACATCGTGAACATACAGATGAAGTTAAAACCGTTATGAATGTTAAGTTCTGTGATAAAGAAAAGTATCTAAGAGAGAAAGCGATTAATTGGCAGACTGCTTATGAGTCAAAGCTAACACCTAGACTTTTTATGCAGCTACTTGGTACTGAATGCGGTAGACAGATACTTCATACTAATATATGGGTTAATGCTTTATTTGTTGATTATGATCTTAATACATCAAGAAAACATAAGATAGACTTTTTTACTAGAGAAGGTTATAACATT